GAGATAATACTTATTTTGAAAGTAATCTACTACTGGCACACACCATTTAAGAAACTTTCTTTGTATTTTATGTATATCATATGTGCCTAATGCCCATATTTTACCTATCATATTATCAATTATAGGATTACAACCAAAGATAAATGCAGGTTGTCCATCAATCATAACAGTAAAAGATTCTCCATTAGGTTCACGGATACCTGCCATCAAAGCACGAAAAGGTGTTGCACCATGTATCATGCACTCACGAACATCTGCATCTCTCATATTATTTTGAAGATAATTTAAATGTTTTATATGTGATTTGATGATAGGGTATCCATCATAGATACCCTCGCCATTAAAGTGTCTTGAAGCCATTAGTTACTTCTTGTACATATGCCTTATCTCTTCTTGCAGGATCATAGTATCTAGGATCTCGCATCTTTGCCATCAGATCTTCTATAGTTTGTTTAGCAGGAGCAGTAGCCTGATTATTTGGCTGTGCTTGTTGCATTGATCTTTGTATAAGTTCTAATGCTTTTATACCTTCTGCACTTGTGCCAAGTTCAGCAACAGCATCTCTTAGATCTTCAGGAAAAAACTTATTAACAAATAACTGTGTAGCTTCCACTCTTGCATTTGCATTATCACCTAAATCTTTTTTTACTTGCTCTAGATCAGGTTGATTACTACCAGTATGTTCTGCCCATTTAGCTATACCTTCATTAAACTCTTCTTGTGATAGACCATTATCCCAAGAATAATCTGCCCACCATTTAAGTAATGGATTAGTTGCCGCTTCACCTTCATCAAGTATCTCAGGTATCTGATAGTCACCTGCACTAGCAGGTCTATTAGCATAGGCTTCTGTTTCAAGTTCTTGTAAGACTTCACTCTTAACATCTTCTTTGCTTTTGCCAAGTTTAGATGCAAGTTCATCATATGACTTTTGTAAGTCCTCTCCAGTTTCAAACTTTTCATTTAGCCAAGTTGGTCTAGTTGGTTCAGCTACAGATTCATTAGTAGTTGGAGGACTAACTTCTGTTGGGGTTTCTGTAGCTGATTCTGTTGGTGTTACTTGCTCTTCACTCATTTCTTTATCCTTTGTGCATGGTTGATTCTTTTAACTATTAAAGCCACTAAGTATCGTTGCCCTTCCAAATGTCTAAGTTCTGCATCTGAAATGTTAGCACCACTAACTGCTTCAATAGTTATTGACTTTAAATACTGTAACATCTCCAAACCATTTGGAGTTTTAAATACTGATTCTATAACTTTGGAAATTTGTTCGTCTTGTTCTTTGGGTCTAGGGTATCCGTCAACCCCCAAGTGCTGAGGCATTAGGTAGATCTCCTTGTTGTTGCATCTGTTGTACTTGCTGTGCCATCTGTACTAACTGCCTTCTTTCATCTGCATCTCTAATTAAATTATCAGGCACACCAAACTTTTTAGCAAGATACAGTGCAGTTTCTTCTGATGAAATAAGTATATTTAATATTTCAGGACCGAATGAACCTGCGACAGTTTGTAGAAAACGATTAAGAGAAACAATATCTTGATTGCTCTGTGCTTGTGCTAGGGGAGAAACACTACGAATTTTAACTTCTCTACCATTGACTGTCGGTATTTCTATCCGACCCTGCTTCTGTAATATGTAGACAACTCTTTGTAATAATGGTTGCACCATCTCAGATTGCAGTCTACCAAAAGCTGATCCTATCTTTCTTGATAGATCTGCCATACGTTCTGCAACCTCTGTAGCTGATGCAGGTGTTCTATTTGGATCACCTAACATATCATTATACAAAGCTCTCTTTATATTATTCCTCATATCATTTAAAACTAAATTAGCTACATCAAAAGAACCTGCGGCTCTAATAGGTTGCAAACCTTGTGAGTTTGGTGCTTTTGGAATGACTGTGCCAGGGACTAAGTTTACTGTGTCAACATTAATCACACCATCATCATCTATCTGATAGATGCCTGATATAGCCATCTGTGCATTTTCTAAAATCATTTCTATAGTAAGATTACAAGTCTTGATTGCACTAAGTGCATTTAATGCAGGACCTCTGCCATATATCTCACCACTAGCTTTGCTCCATCTAAAAGCTATAAATGGATTTGATCCTACACCTTTATATATCTCAGACATAATCATTACTTTATCTGAAACATCTATAATATAATAACCATATTTTTCTTCATTAGGATCATCATATAGTCTACAAGATACTTCTAATATTTTTGATTTACCTTCAGGTTCTCTAGTAATTCTTTCTGCTATTTGTGGTGTAAATACTGCATTAGGATATGCTACTGGCATATCTTCATTCTTAATAGATCTTTCTCTGTATATATGATCTATCTTACCATCAGGTCCACTATCTAAAACTACATGAGGTAATGGTATAGATTGAAACCTAATAGGATTTACAGCATCACCTTCCATAACACATATAACAGCAGTTCCTAGTGCCAAGTCTATAAAGCATTCATGTATCTCTTGTGCAAAATTTGATGTCTGTAATATCTCAAATACATAATCTGTAACACCATCTAATGCATTATTTATATCATCTCTTTCTTCTTCAGGTACTTCCTGACCAGTAACAAAGTCTGCCCATCTAGCAAAGTTAGGTGTCAATCCTGATTGTAATCTTGAAGCAAATTCTTGCACCCCAACAACTGCTGTTTCATCTAAGATTCTATCATCTCGTCTTTCACCAATCGTAACAGTTTTAAAACCCTGACGTTGTGGCAAAGTAAACTCAAAAATTTCATCATAAATATCTTCAAAGTGTAGCCTATGAGATTTAGACTTCTCATAGTTTTGAAGTAATTTTTCTACAGTTTTTTCGTGCATTACATATCGTATTCGTTATAGAAACCTATGCCACCACCTGAGCCTCGTAGCAATGATCTTCTACCAGTACCCTTTCTTTTTGCTGTTATATTTTCTTCAAGAACATCTTGTCTAGCATCTGCTCTCTTTTGAGTTTCTACTTCTTGGACAGCCTCTCGTTCCATTTTTTCTTCCTTCTCCTCTACTGTTGGAGGAGGAGGTGAAGGTCTACCACCACCTAAACACATAGCATCTCCTTTACATTCTTGCCCATAATCCTTGCCTTCTTTGAGGTTTTGCTCTGCGACTAAAGACATCATAATCTACTCTAGCATTAAATGTTTCTATCTTTTTATTCATGCCTAGTACCTGCCTTCCCTCACCTGAACCCAACATCAAATACTGTAAAGCATCATGGATATGTGAGTATCTATCTTTAAGAGGTTTATCTTCATATCGTTCTCCTGACACCTGAAGTCTACGATATTGATAACCTCCCTCAAATCCTTTTACCAATTCTTTGCACCTAAAGTCAATCAAAATCCCTGATAAGCCATCTACCATTCTATTTAAGACAGATGCCACAGACTCTATTCGTAACGCAACATCATTACTTTGCGTAGGTCTAGCAGTCAATCCTGCACCTCGCAATATCTGAAAAGGTGTAGATTCATCTGTTTGAGATCTAAAATCACCTGCTGGATCACCATATATGTAAACCTCACAGTTTGCATACCGTGTTGCTATTTCTGCACGAAGTAACTCTGCAAACCTAACAACTCCCATATCAAAAGCTACAATCTCTTGTAGTATATTCCATCTACCTCTAACCTTTTGACCAAAGACTGCCGCAGGTGTAAGACCAAAATCTAATCCTATATATACTGGCACACCATCTGCTACTGGTATTTCTTCTTTTGCAACATGAGTATCAGCTACAAACATATTATAAACTGGCTTACCATCTTGTATACTACCAAGCCTATTCATAACATAAACATCTATCCAAGACTTTGTTTTACCTTGCACCAAGTTAGGATAATATGAATCTAATATATTTTTAGTATTCTCAGCTTTATCATTTGGTAAGTATCCACTAACAACACCATCTTCATCTTTTTCTTCTATCATGCCACTAGGCTGTGTAAAGAATCTCCAGTTATCAGGCTTGATTAACATACGACTTTCTTCTAAAGTTATATGATCTGGCACTGGCACTTCACCT